AGGGCTTTAAACATTCCAATGAGCAGACTACAAGAAGCTGATGCATTTTCAGTTGGTCGTTCCTCAGAAATTACTCGTGATGAGCTTAAATTTCAAAAGTTTATAGACCGAATTCGTAACAAATTCTCAGTAATGTTTTATGAGATACTAAAAAGACAGTTAGTTCTCAAAAAGATTATTGTCCCAAGTGACTGGGTTAATATAAGGGAAGGCATGAACGTTGAATATTCACGTGATAACTACTATGCTGAACTTAAAGATTCAGAGATTTTAAAAGAAAGAATAGAAACAATTCAGATGCTGGACGAATATATTGGTCTGTTCTGGTCTAAAGACTGGGTACGCCGTAATATTCTTAAGTTGACTGATGACGAAATCAAGGATATTAACAAGCAAAATATTGATGACCCACTGGAGCCTGGTGATATTAACCCAGATTTATCCAATGCACCAATATAATTATTCCTGAAAATAACATTATTATAAATACTATACAAGGATTATGAGTACAAGAAATCTAATTGATAACATAAAGAAGGGCGACGCGCAAAAAAGCAATAATGTATTTAATAGCATTATGCATGACAAAATTTTGAATGCGTTGGATTCACAAAAACAAGAAGTTGCTTCAAAGATGTATGGAGCATCAAATAATGATACTCCAGTAGCTGAGGAACCTGCTGCGGAGACAGTAGCAGGAGAAGAAGCAACAGATGTTGACGTTTAAAGAATCTTTTAATGAAGTAATAGAAGCTAAATTAAAATTACCCTCTGGTGAAAAGGTAGCCAAGCAATTAACCAAGCTTGGAAAAAAGAAGAACGTGACTGCGGTCATTACTAGTAAATTTAATCTGTATATAGATGGACAGAAGCTAGATAAATATCGTTCTGTTAAAGACGCCGAAAAGGCAGTCAAAGAATTCATCAAATTAATGGGAGCATAAATGAAGTTAATCACAGAATATACAGCCCACCAGCTGGGGTGCGTTATAGAAGAAGGCACGGGTGGCAAGAAGAATACCTTTTTAGAAGGTGTGTTTATGCAAGCAGAGAATAAGAACAAGAATGGTAGGATTTATACCAGGGAAGTTTTGACAACTGCCGTTGACAGATTTGTTAACGAAATGGTTATTACAGGACGTGCAGTTGGTGAGTTGAATCACCCTGATAGTCCTTCCATTAATTTGGATAAAGTTTCTCACAGAATTACCGAACTTCGTTGGGATGGTAATAATGTGATGGGAAAAGCACTTATTTTAGATACCCCTATGGGTCAAATTGTTAAAGGTTTGGTTGAAGGTGGCGTCCAACTTGGAGTGTCAAGTCGTGGTATGGGAAGTTTGGATTATAAAGATGGTGCCAATTATGTTAAGGATGACTTCATGCTTAATACTATTGATATCGTACAAGACCCATCAGCTCCTAATGCATTTGTAAATGGCATTATGGAAGGAGTTAATTGGGAAGATGATGGCGCAGGTCATTATATTAAAGTCCAAGCAATTGAAAAAGGTGAGACAGAAGTGATAGAGTCCAAGGTTCGTTTCTCGAAAGAGAGACAAACTAAAGGTTTTGAGCATTTCCTCTCTGAACTATAATCTCTAAAGGAGAATACAATGTCTGAAATTAAAGACGAGAGTATTGAAGAAACTGTAGATGAGGTTATTGTTGAGGATACGCAAGTAGAAGCTCCGGAATTAGATATTCCAGAAGCGCCTCTAACAGCAGCTCGTACAGTATCAGCAATACAAGCTTCTTTGGCTGAAATGTCAAAAGAGGGCCTTGACGAAATCTTTGAAGCAGCGGAAAAAGCTAAAGCGAAAGCTAAAGTGGAAGACGAGGAAGAAGAAGAGGACGATGAAGGCGATGAAGACGAAGGAGATGTAGAAGTAGAAGGTAAGAAGGACTCTAAAAAGGAAAGTAAAAAATCCAAAAAAGAGGCTAAAAAAGTTAGCAAGGAAGACCTTAAAACTGAAGACCAACCAGAACCTAAAGCAAAACCGTTGAAGAAAAAGAAAGCGAAAGCTGACGACGGAAGCGAAGGCGATGTGGTTGAGAAGAAAGACAGTAAATTTAAGGAAGACCTAGACGCACTAGTTAAAGACGAGGACACATTGTCCGAAGGCTTTAAAGAGAAAGCTGCTACTATCTTTGAAGCTGCATTAAATTCAAAAGTAAATGCTGAAACAGCAAAATTGGAAGAAAGATATGAATCCGATTTGGCTGGTGAAGTTGAAGCTATTAAAGAAGATTTAGTTGACAAAGTAGACGGGTACTTAACGTATGTTGTTGAAAATTGGATGAAGGATAATGAGGTTGCTATTGAGCATTCTTTGAAGTCTGAAATCACTGAATCATTTATACAATCACTAGGTCAGTTGTTTGCAGAGCATCACATCAATGTTCCTGAAGATGCGGGAGATGTTTTAGATTCCCTATCTGAAGAAGCTAAGGATGCAAAAGCTCAGTTAAACGATGCAACCGAAAGAAATATTGAATTGGCAGAGAAAGTTAAGAGCTATCAAAGACAAGACATTATTAGTGAGGCATGTAAAGGTTTGGCCGCAACTGAAACTGCGAAATTGACTGAATTGGCAGAAGCTATTGAAGCTGATGACAATGAGCAATTTACAGCTAAAGTAGCTACAATTAAGGAATCTTACCTTAACAAAGATACCCCGGCGGAAACATCAGAAGTTGATGCAATCACCGAGGATTCACAAGAAACCCAAGAGGTTTCTGCTCAAATGCAGAAATACTTGGACGCGATGTCGCGAACTTAATCAATCCATAGGAGAATTTAAATGGAAGAAATTAATCAAGTACAATTACAGGAAAAATGGGCTCCTGTTCTAGATTCTAAAGATGCCGGTAAAATTGTTGACGCTCACAAGCGTGCAACACTTGCTGTAATTCTTGAGAACCAAGAAAAAGCTTTCGCACAAGAAAGCTCCCAACTAACTGAAGCAGCAGCTGCCAACAAAACTGGCAGTGGTGTTGATAATTGGGACCCAATCCTAATTAGTTTAGTTAGACGTTCTACACCTGCTCTTTTGGCATTTGATTTAGTTGGCGTACAGCCAATGACTGGTCCTACTGGTCTTATCTTTGCTATGAAGAGCCGTTATGGTACTCAAGGTGGTACTGAAGCATTATTTGACGAAGCTGATACAAGTTTCTCAATGGGTGCTGGTTCATCACCTTCTGCTACTGTTAGTGCTGATATGTTTGCTGGTGACTCAGGTGATGCTGACGCAGTAGATGACTACACTCCAGGAGCAGGCCTTGCTACAGCCGCCATGGAAGCATTGGGTACTACTGGTGGTACAGCTATTCCTCAAATGGCGTTTTCAATCGAAAAGACTACTGTGACTGCAAAGTCTCGTGCTCTTAAAGCTGAATACACAATTGAATTAGCTCAAGACCTTAAAGCGGTACATGGTCTTTCTGCAGAAACTGAATTGGCAAACATTTTGTCAACTGAGATTCTTGCTGAAATGAATCGTGAAATCATCCGTACAATTAACCTTAACGCTGTGACTTCAGTTCACGGATATGGCACCCCTGGTACATTTGCTGTTGCAACTGATGCCGATGGTCGTTGGTCCGTTGAGAAGTTCAAAGGGTTGGTAACTGCAATAGAGCGTGAAGCTAATGTTATTGCTGTTAGCACTCGTCGTGGAAAGGGTAACTGGGTGATTTGTTCACACGGTGTTGCTGCAGCTCTAAATGCTGCTGGCGCTCTTGATACTGGCTTAGGTATTACTGGTGGCGATAACTTTGACAGTGATGTCAATGGTTCTCTATTTGCTGGTACTATCCACGGTCGTACTAAGGTGTATATTGACCCGTATGCTGGTTTAGATTATTTCACAGTTGGTTATAAAGGTTCAAACCCTTATGACGCTGGAATGTTCTATTGCCCATACGTGCCATTAAGCATGATGAAAACAATTGGTGAAAATGACTTCCAACCACGTATCGGATTCAAAACTCGTTACGGGATGGCTGACAATCCATTTGTTACAGCGGGTAAAAACGCTAACGTATACTACAGAAAAATTAAAGTTACTGGAGTATAATACTTTAAAAAGTATATCTAAACCCGCCGCAAGGCGGGTTTTTTTTACGTATAAATAGTTATATGCCAAACTTTTTAAATCCATCATCGTTCGTATTAACACTGGATAGCCAGACTTATTCTGGTGCAGAGTTTACTATTCAAACAATGATGTTACCAGATGTCACAACTACAGGTGCACCTCTACAATTTAGGCAAATTGATGTAGGAAGAACTGCAGATAAAATAACATTTGGTTCATTTGAAATATCTTATCTTATTGATGAAGACCTTTTAAATTATAAAGAGATATTTGATTGGATGAAATTAAATGTTGAATCAGTTCATACAGCGACTAATCATGTTAGGGATTTAACTCTAACTGTAATGAACTCTGCTAATAACGTAACCAAACAAATCAAATTTGTGGATGCATATCCAACAAGTATTTCATCTCTACCATTTGATATAACCACAACTGAAGTAGAATATTTGACTGCAGTTGTAATGTTTGAATATTCTTATTACGAATTCTTATAAGCAAAACTCTATATTATGGTTGAGCAAATTAAAAAATGGATTGAAGAATTCGTCTCAGTACATAACGAAGACTATGGGCAAATACCCTGTCCATACGCTAGAGCTGCGCAAGTTAAATATGTAAATACAGATAATATTGATTGGGAATTAAAAAAGATATTAGATTGTGGCCTCCTTCATGAGGTCATTTGTATATATACAGCCACAAAAAATTATACCCCTTATGAATTGCATCACCATGTTATGGAGTGGAATAGTATAGCAATGAAAAAAGATTTAGTTGCTTTAGAAGACCACCCACATAGTCCTGAAATAATTAATGGTGTACAAATGAATTTTGGTCATTGCATTTTAATATTAGTACAAAGGTTAAGTAAATTAACTGTGGCTAGTAATATACTTAAAGAAAAGGGTTATTATGATAATTGGACCCAAGAAGATTTAGATGAAGTAGTTACTTGGAGAGAGTAATGTCGTACTCATATGCTAGAATCAACTTAGAAAAAACAGACTATAATATCTTTATCAATACAAAGTCCGGTATGGTTCTTGGTGACTTAATACATTGGCCTGTTCCATCACAACTTAATGAGATATATTATAAATATTGTAATCATCATAAGTTTAATAGCGTTATGCCAATATTCAAATCTGAATATGAAGACAATGACATCCATGGATACTATCAACAAGGGAAGTTAATTGCATTTAGTATGATAGCAAAGTATGATGATGAGAATGCAGAAGCATTACAGTTTGCTTGGGATTATGAAACCCCTAAGTTACAATTAGGTATTGCAAGTTTAAAACATGAGTGCGCATATTATAAAGCTAAGGGATTTAAATATCTTTATATTGGTGGAGCAGATGAATATAAAAATCAAATGGATGGACTTGAAGTAATGAGTCCAGTCGCATGGATAGATAATAGATGGAGTATAGATGGATTCGAAAAAATACCAGGTAAATAAAGCTAATGCATGGAATGGTTGGGACCCACTAAAACAAGTTATACTTGGGAATGTATTTGACCCAGATTTTTTTGAGGATATTCAAGACCCAAAGCTTAGAGATTTATTACAAAGATTATTATATGAAACCCATGAAGACCTAATGGGTATTAAAAAAACCTTAGAGGATTTAGGTGTTGAGGTAATACAACCACCAAGAAATACTATAGCGAGTTATGGAGAAATTGATAATTCAAATAAATTTAGTGGTATTACAGAAGCTATTAGTACTAACCACGAAGGAAAGATACAAGGGTTACCTAAACCATGCCTTATGCCAAGAGATTATTATGTTACCCTTGGTGATAAAGTATTATTTACTGGATTTTTACATGAGAAATCAAAGGCTCATTTTTTGTTTGAGCCTGGTGTTGTTGATTATTGGGAGAATAAAGAATTAATAAATAGAAAGACGGGTGAACTATCTAATGATTTTTGGGCACCTCAAATTATACGATTAGGTAATAGACTTATTATTGACCAAGAAGATTATAGTAATTTAGGTGAGAAAGTTTTAGAAAGATACCCAATGTTTAAAGGTAGTAAAATAACCGTGGGAGGACATACCGATGGTTCAATGAATTTGCCTAAACCTGGATTAGTTGTTTGTGGTCCTTGGATTCCTAAAGAAACTTTTAAAGATACATTACCTGGTTGGGATGTCCTACATATAGAAAATCCAAATTATTATGGAAATGAATGGAAGGATAGTTGGTGGGATGAGAGAAATCTTACTAAAGGTAGATGGTGGCACCCTGAAGCTAAATCAAATCCAGATTTAGTTAACTATGTAGATAAGTGGTTAAATGAATGGGTTGGTTATGCAGAAGAAACTATGTTTGAAGTTAATATGCTTTCAATTAATGAGGATACTATATTAAGTTTAAACTACCATCAGCAAGTTCATAATGAATTAAAGAAGCATGGCATTAAACCTATATATTGTCGCTTTAGACATAGAAACTTTTGGGATGGAGGACTGCATTGTTTAACATTAGATACTGTTAGAGAAGGTGGTATGCAAGATTATTTTAAATAACTATGTACATTCGGACTGAACTATGATATAATATATACTATATGATTATAAAAAATAAATGGCGTGGTGTCAGAAAGAAAACTAGTATTGGTAGACGATGGATTAAAACCTCGTCAATGAATAAAAATAAGAGAGCATCTTTTAAAAAGTATAGAGGTCAAGGGTGAACATTGAAGAAGTATTAAAAATGTGGAAGGAAGATTCCATAATAGATGAGTTTAAATTAGATGATGTTACAATTAAGACAGCAAGGATGCATAGTAAATACTTAGAGTTAATTACTATTGCTAAGATGGGTAGAAAGAAAAGAGACTTTGAGTATAAGATATTGCTTAAAGATAAGTGGTTATATTATGGTGGTAAATTAAGTAGAGAACAGATTGATGATTTTGGCTGGGAATACGACCCTTATAAAGGATTGAATAAACCATTGAAAGGTCAAATGAATTACTACTATGATGCGGATTCAGATATTCAGAAAATGCAAGCCTTAGTAGAATATGATAAGGTTCTTATAGAAACATTAGAAGAAATAATGAATACTATAAGATGGAGACATCAAAATATTGGTAACATAATTAAATGGAGAAGCTTTGAGGCGGGGGCGTAAAATTAAAGGTATTCCAGAACATGAAAAATATCCATGTAGTTGTGGACGTTCACCTACTGGCAAATGCATAGGTTGGCATAAGCTAACAGAAGAAGAATACATGGATAAGTTTAAAGAATATAATGATAAAAATACAGTAAATTTTGAATAAGGAGATAGAAGATGGAAAAATTATATAGAGAGTTTGAAAAACTGTCAATGACAGGTGAACCACTAACAAGTGCAGGAATAATGATGGCACAAGCAATGAAAATTTATAAGGCTATGTTGCCTGAAGATGAATTTAAAGAAATAACTGCACGTTTCTTAGAAAGTAGAAATGATATTCCAACTATTAAACCACCAACACTGAATTAATGTTTACTATTTCTAAAGAGGCTGAAACATATATAGCTGACCTTTTTAAAGAGCAAGATGAAGAGCTAGGATTAAAAGTAGAAGTTGAAATGGTAGGAACGCCTATGGCAAATGTTACTTTTAATTTTTGTAGGCCGGCAGATATGCATTACTGGGATAAGAAATATGAAAAATTTTCTTATAAAGGCTTTGATGTTTATGTTGCCGTAACATATATTGAAGCTTTAGAAGGTGCTGATGTTGCATTAAAAATAGATGGTACATCTAAAAAACTTACTATCACTGCACCAAATGCTAAAGGTAATGCTCCTGAAAATGATGCACCTCTTATAGAAAAAATACAATATACACTCATGACAGAAATTAGTCCTAGGTTAGCTTCTCATGGTGGATTTGCTGAATTAGTAGAAATCACTAAGAAGAAAGAAGTTGTTTTAAATTTTGGTGGAGGATGCCAAGGTTGTAGTTCAGTAGCAATAACATTAAAGGATGGAATAGAAAGAGAACTTATGGGGCTTTATCCTGAAATAGTTGCTATACTTGATGTGACAGACCATTCTAATAAAGAAAATGCCTATATGTAATATAACCGTTAAGGTTAAAAATAATGCTTTTATCTATGTTGATTGTGAAGATAAAGGAATCATACAAGAACTAGCAGAGGCATTTACTTTTTATGTCCCTGGTTATAAGTTCACACCTCAATTTAAAAACAAATTATGGGATGGTAAAATCCGTCTCTTTAATCTACGTGACCAATCTATATATGCTGGATTATTTGGTTATATAAAAGCTTTTTGTTTAGAAAGAGATATAAAGCTTGATACATGGGATGACCCTTCAACAATAAAATATAATCACCCAGGATTTGTATATGATGATGACCTATCTTGGATTAAAGATATTCCAATTCCGTGGATACCAAAAGACTATCAGTTAGAAGCTATTCAACATGGATTAAAAACTCGTTCAGGATTATTAGTATCTCCTACAGCTTCCGGTAAATCATTAATAATATATCTCCTTATGAGATATTTTTTAGCTCATGAAGAGGATAAGGTATTAATAATAGTACCTACAACTTCCCTTGTCAAACAAATGTATGGAGACTTTTGTGAGTATGCAGATAATGATGATGATTGGTTTGCCACTGAGAATTGTCATGAGATTATGGCAGGACTTTATAAGTATCATAATACTAAAAGAGTTTATATATCTACTTGGCAATCAATTTATCAACAACCAAAAGCTTATTTCCAACAGTTCGGTATGGTTATAGGTGATGAGGCTCATAACTTTAAAGCTAAATCTCTTACTAGTATACTAACTAAATGTACTGAAGCTCGATATAGATTTGGATTGACTGGTACTCTTGATGGAACCCAAACACACAAGCTTGTTCTTGAAGGTTTGTTTGGTCCTCATAAGAATATAACCACTTCAAAAGAACTTATTGACAGAGGTGATTTAGCTAACATATCTATAGATGTTATATTACTAAAACATAAAGAAGAAGATTGTAAAGAAGTATCCAAAATGAAATACCAAGATGAGATAGATTGGATTGTCAGAAATAACGCGCGAAATAAATTTATTAGGAGTTTAGCTCTAGACCAGAAGGGTAATACCTTAATCTTATTTCAATTTGTTGAGAAACATGGTGAACCATTATTTAGATTGATTGATAAATCAGCTAAAGGAGTATGGGGAATGGGTAAAAGAAAAGTATTCTATGTGAGTGGTAAAACCTCAGCTGATGCAAGAGAAGAAATAAGAGCTATAACAGAAACAGAGAAGGATGCTATATTGGTATGTTCTTATGGTACATTCTCTACTGGTATCAATATAGTTAATCTAAATAATATAATTTTTGCCTCGCCCAGTAAAAGTCAAATAAGAGTATTACAATCTATTGGTAGAGGATTAAGAAAGACAGAACAAGATACCAAGTTGTATGACATAGCTGATGACCTACATTGGAAATCTAAAAAGAATTATACTTTAAATCATTCAGCTGAAAGGGTACAAATATATGCTAAAGAGAAATTTAAATTTAAGATACATGAGGTTAAGTTATTATAAATAGATATATGGATAAACTACCACGGAAATTAGACGACGTACCAGTTAAACTTTTTAAATTGATTTCAGGTGAATCAATAATTGCCTATGTGCATGATATAGAAGAATCTAGTGGTGCCTTAATTGGATTAGAAGAACCAATGTCAGTAGTTGTTGAAGATAGCAATCATTTTGTTATGACTCCTTGGTTACCATTTTCATCTCAAAAATTACACGTCCTTGAGGAATTTAATGTAATGATACAATCAGAAGTTAACTTAGATGTTAAAGCACATTATATGAAAATAATTCTAGATGAAGTTAGTGGGGTTGGAATAATGGATGATGAAACAAAAGAACAATTAAGAAGAATGAAAGGTGATAGTACACTTCATTAAGCTCTCTAATCTAGCCTCCCCGGCAATCTATTCTATTATAACATATAAATAAGCTATTGTAAACAGTTTTTGTAAAATAAATATGGAAATACTCCCAGCAAATATAGATTTTAGTGACAATGCGTCAAAGCGTGTTGCTGCCATGAAGTCAGGAGATGAAAAACTCCGCGTTTATATTAATGGTGGTGGCTGTTCAGGCTTTTCTTATGGCTTTAAATTAGATGAGAAGAGAATAGAAGGTGATGCTAGTGTTATTAAGAATGATGTTGAATTACTTATTGACCCTATGAGCTATCAATATTTAGAAGGAATAACAATAGATTTTATACAAGATTTGAACGGACAAAGGTTTCAAGTTAATAACCCAAATGCTAAAACAACATGTGGATGTGGTAGTTCTTTTTCCATCTAACTGTTTACTTTAAGGCCTTTTTGTGATATAATGTATATAAACATGGAGATGTTATGAATGAAAAAATGAAACCTAGAGACAAACCCCATTACGTTAACAATAGGCAATTTTCATATGCTGTAGTTGACTATGTGACTGAGGCCCAAGAGGCTAAGGAAAAAGGAGAAAAAAATCCTGTAGTAACAGATTATATTGCCACTTGCTTTATGAAAATATGTGAGGGCCTTTCCCATAAACCAAACTTTGTTCGGTATACTTACCGCGATGAAATGGTTATGGATGGAGTAGAGAATTGTCTTAAAGCTATATACAATTATAGAATAGATACGGCCACCCGTACGGGAAAGCCAAATGCATTCTCTTACTTTACTCAAATAGCTTACTTTGCTTTTATACGCAGAATAGTTAAAGAGAAAAAACAAACAGATATCAAATTTAAATTTATGGCCCAGGCAAATATAGAAGACTTTGTTTCTAGTGTAGATATCCATAGTCCTATTGACCAATCATTCCTTGATACAATTAGAGAGAAAATATCTAGGATTCAAGAGACTGATTCAGCAATTAAAGATTTTCATAAGGCTGAAAAAGAAAGAAAGAAAAAAGGTTTAGAAAAGGTTATGGAATGACACATAAAGATTTATTAATTATTGGCTATGGTGTAGTCGGTCAAGCTGTAGAACTAGGCTTAAATCAAGACGAAGATAATTATATACAGATTTTAGACCCTGGAAAAGATTTAATTTTATTAGATGATGGCATTAATGATTATACAGATTATAATTATTATGATGGTATTATATTATGTCTACCAACTCCTCAAGGACCAAGAGGTGAATGTGATGATATGATGGTTGAACAATATGTGCAAGAGATACGTAAGGTTGCACCATTTGTACCTATCCTTATTAAGAGTACTGTATCATTAGAGTTAATTAAATTATTAAATGATGATGTAGCATTAACTTATAACCCAGAGTTTTTAACTGAGGCTGACTCAGTAGAGGAATTTCAAAATCAAAAGTTTGCTATATTTGGTGGTAATAATGCTAGATACTGGTATGACATATTTATAAATGCAGATATTAAAATAGATAAGGTACGTTTTACTTCTTTAAGAAATGCTTGCTTTGCTAAATATACTATTAATTGTTTCCTTGCAACTAAGGTTGTATTCTTTAATGAATTAAGAAATTTATATGGAGATGTAGATTTTGATTCACTTACTGAGTTAGTAGCAATGGATGAGAGAATTGGTTCAAGTCATATGATGGTTCCAGGTCCTGATTTAAAACAAGGATTTGGTGGTATGTGTTTTCCAAAAGATACATTAGCTTTTGCTACTTCTGCTTCTAGAGCTGGTTCCCCATTAAAATTATTAGAAGAGGCCATATTGATTAATAACCAGATACGTAAATGAATATTATAATGACTGGCCATCATGGCTATATAGGTTCTCACTTAGCACCCTACTTGGAAGAAAAGGGACATATAGTATATGGTTGGCAAGGTGATGTAAGAACATTTAATAGTAGATACCAAAGGTATGGATTTGATATGGTAATCCATTTGGCTGCTTTAACAGGTGTAAGGAAATCTCTTAAAAACCAAGAAGAATATTGGGATGTAAATGTCAATGGAACAAGAGCTGTATTCAATTGGTGTAAAGAACATAATGCAAAATGTTTATATGCTTCTTCTTCAAATGCTATAGAATGGTGGACTAATCCTTATGCTATGACCAAGAAGGTTAATGAACATGATGGAAAAGATTTTGTTGGATTTAGACCTCATACAGTTTATCCAGGCAGAGAGGATATGTTATATAATAGAATGAAAAATAAACCTGAATCAGTTAAATATATTAATGGACAACATTCCAGGGATTGGACTCATATAGATGATGTTTGCCACGGGCTGTTTACTTTGATTGAAAACTATGATATAATAGTAGGTAAAGTAGTTGATATTGGAACTGGAGAATCTATTAATTTAAAAGAAGTGGCTGCAAAATTAATGCCATATAAAACCCCTGAAATAAGATTTGAAAATCCACTACATGAACGAGTAAGTACATGTGCTGATACAACTATATTAAAAGAACTGGGATGGACCCCTGAGCATAGAGTAGTTTTAAAATGAAAGCAGATAAAGAAACAATATGGCATTTTGTATGTCTATATTGTTCAGCTTATTGGAGCATAGCTACTATGGAACATGAATGGACTCCAACCAAATTATACTGTCCTCACTGTGGAAAATTAAATGAAAATAGTACTACTCAATGACACTCATTGCGGTGTTAGAAATTCATCGCAAATATTTATAGACTTCCAAGAAAGATTCTATAATGAAATATTTTTTCCATATTGTCAAGAACATAATATTGAACACATAATACATCTTGGAGATTATTATGACCATAGGAAATTTGTAAACTTTAAAGCTTTAAACGCTAACCGAAAACATTTCTTAGAACCAATGAAAAAATATGGTATGACTATGGATATTATTCCAGGTAACCATGACGTATTTCATAAAAATACAAATGAGCTTTGTTCTCTTAAAGAATTATTAGGATATTATACCTCCAACATTAATATTATAATGAAACCTTCCACATTAAATTTTGATGGATTGGATATTCATTTACTACCTTGGATTAATTCAGATAATCACGACCACTCAATGGAGTTTATAAGAAAAAATAATGGTATGATGATGGCACATTTAGAATTAGCTAACTTTGAAATGATGAGAGGTATTAAACAATTGCAGGGAAATGGTATGAGCAAAGAACCATTTAAGCATTATGATATAGTTTTGTCTGGACATTACCATGCCTCATCACAACAAGAGAACATAAGATATCTTGGATGTCAAATGGAATTCACTTGGGCTGATGCTCATGATGAAAAATATTTCCATATATTAGATACAGATACAAAAGAAATTGAAGCAATACCGAATCCTTTAAGGATATTTGAGAAAATATATTATGATGATACAACTCAAGATTACAATAATTTTGATATAAATATATGTACAGACAAATTTGTTAAGGTCATAGTGGGTAATAAGTCGAACCCATTTATGTTTGACAAATTTATAGAACGAATATCAGAGCTAAATACACATGATTTAAAAATAGCTGAAAATTTCTCTGAATTCTTAGGTGAGAATGTGCTTACCAATATAGAAGATATAGAAAATACGACTGACTTAATGGCAAGCTATATAGATGGTGTGAACACAGATTTAGATAAAGGGAAATTAAAAACCCTTATGAACAGTCTATATAACGATGCCTTAGATATGGAGATACAATAATG